TTCTTCAATTAAAAACATTTCTTCTAAGAAGGTAATTAATTTGTTTGAAGAGTCGATTAAACTAACAAATGGATATAATCTTTGTGAAAGTGCGTTATTTTTGCTTACATAGTTATACATAAGTCTTGACAATTGAGTCGTGTTATATAGTTGATAGAGCATTTTAGGTGATACCTTTTCAAGCACAATCTGTCTCATAATTTTACAGATATCTTTTATTTTAACTAGCCACATTTTGAGTGTCGCGTAGTCATCATCGTAATTGTTTGACAAAATATCAGAGATTGTGTTGTATTCAGTATTTAAATAGTCGATATCATTTACAGGGTTTAAGAATAAATCCTTGAATTTTCTTTTTCCCATGGATGTCATGCATTCATTCAGCATTCTTGATACAGATGAATATTTTCCTTTGTAATTGTCGTCGTCAATAATGTTGAGTTGTTTTAAAGAATGGTTGGCTAATATTAATTTATTATTGTTACTTTCGAAAATAGGTTCTTTGATATTTTTAATAAGATATGGATTATGTTGGAAGACAAAATCAAGTAAAAAACAGAATGCTTGAGTTGCGTATACATTTTCATAAAACATAAGCATAAATGTTTGAATATCATCAACTTGATAAAATTTATTGATTAATTCAGTTTGGTATTTTTGTTTCTCGCAGTTTAATGCTCGTTGAGTATTTTTGTTAGTTCTGTTGTCTAAAAGGTCGACGATATGAATTGATCTGCTCTTTAGGTTGATGAAACTAACAACGTCATTAATATCGGAATTAGATAGATTTGAGATGATGATTGTTTCACTTGGGTTATAAATGGACATAAATCGTTCAACGTCATCAAAAGTGGTAGGATTTTTAACGTATTCGTCATTATATTCGTTGATAGTGGTTTTGCCAGTGTATATGTCAATGATAGCAAGTCCAATATAAATAAATGTTTTATGTTTGGTTTTCAATGCTCCTTTCTTGGATTCGATCCATAGACAGCAAATGTTGTTAGTTATTTGTTCGTTATCTTGTTCGGAATAAAAGTAAGTTCCGGGTGAATAGATGCCTGTTTGTTGTCTTAATTTTCTGTTTTTGACAGGGTCGTCCCCTACTTCCTCGTACACCACAATTGTGTAACCGTTGTCTTGAAGTTTTTTGATGTATTTTTCGACAAGATGTGTTTTGAATCCTGCGTTTACTACGGGGCTTCCATTGACGATAAGATCTCCGCCTCCGGGCACCTTTTTGTCGACGACATTTAAATCGCAAATAACTGAAAATTCGTTGATCTGGCATCCAAAGAAGTTTTGTTGTCCATCTTTTAAAGCGTATACTTCAAAAAATGCGCCGTTTTGCATAAGAATGATGGTTAAATCCCCATATTCTTCTGAATATTTCTTTGTTAATTCCAAGTATTCTTCTACCAAACTCATATTATATAGTATGTTTTTATGTCTTTATGTTAGTTCTAATATATATTAAGAGTGTGATTGTTTTAATAAATAGAATACAGTATCATTTTTGTTTATATATAGTGTATTAAATAGGAATCGCTTGTATTCAGCATAAGCTTTTGAGGTAATAAGTGGAAAGGTGTAGTGAATTGTTTTTAAGATAAATAGCAGGAATGCAATATATGGTGGTATATAATTATATTTGGTCATATCATCGAGTAAAATAGGTTTATAATCGTTATTATATACAGCTATTTCGCATTTAATTCCGACGTATTTTTCACATTTAATTTTGTATCCGTGAATCATATTGCCTTGAAGTTTCCAGACAATTTTGTCGAATGCTTGTTGAGGTGCGTGTATAAAATGTCTTAGTTTCGCCATAACGCTTTGTTCGTTGTCAGTAAAAACAGCGATGTCAATGTCGCTTTTTCCGTGAACATAATCCGGACGATTAACTGATCCATAAAAATAAAGTTCTTCATCTAAATAGTCGTCCAAATTGTGAAAAAAACGTTGAATATTTTCTGGGAAATCTGGTCTTATTTTATTCATTTAAAGTAAATCGAGAAAAGATTTTTGACCATATTTAGACATCTAGGTAATTAGTGGTCAGGACTCATAAAGTTATGAAGTAATGTTTCCGTATTTGTGTTAGTTACTTCACCGGTTAACATAGCACATTCAAATGTTTTGCGCAAAATATCAGATGGACATGTGCTTCCTACTTTGAGCATTCCTCTTTGTCGAAGATATTTCTTTACGTCATTTAAACTAGTTTTCTTCAACTCTTTTTGTGTATTGACAACATTTTTTCTGGTTTGTTTGTCTTTTATAAGAACAGATACTCTTCTTAACTTGTCTGATTTTCCAAGAGTAAATTTGCGTTTTACGGTGGTTTTCGTGTATTTTTTCTCCTTTTTTACATCTAATTTTTCCTCTCTTTTTTTTAAAGCTTTTTCTATTTCTTCTGTTTCATTTGTGTCAAATTCTTCAAGGTCTTTCAAAACAGCTGGTGTTGTTACTTGTTTTTCCATTGATTTAAACGCATCAATAGTTTGTTGTTTATATTTTGATTCTTCACTTTGCATCTTTCTTAACTTTGTTTTTATTTCGTCTAATTTTCTTTCGCGTTCACTTCCGCCATGCATTTCTCTATCTCTTTCTTTTGGAGGTGTTGGTGGTCTTATCATATCATTTAATACAGGATTGCTAGATTCTTTCCATTCTCTGTATGTTTTTTTCTTGCCATTTTTCAAGCAACCGTAAGGCACATCATCAGATATATTATAATGAATGTTAAAAACGTCTCCTGAAATTGGAGGAGGAATAACTGCTTGGGTTTGAAGTTCAGGTGGCAAGTCAAGTGATATATCTCCGATATTAGAATTAGAACTAAGGTCGGAGTTAGAACTAACACTAGAATAAAAATTATTTTTAACCGTTTTATTAAGTATGCGTTGTTTGGCTTGATTTATTTTATTTTTTTTTGTTAGTTCTGACAAATAATCCATAGCATTGTTAAACTCATCGCTGTAGCTTTCTGACTCTTGTTGAGTTTGATTTGGTTGCCTTAGATTTTGTTTTAACATTGTTTCGGATGCCTTTACTTCTCTTTTTTTATGTTCTTTGATTCTGTTCAAAAGCTTATTTTTAAGATTGTTTGGGCTTATTACAGGGTTAATTGTTAGCTCTTTTTTAGGGCGAGTCTTTCTAGTTTTGCTTCCATTTATTTTGAATAATTCAGGATTTACTTGTATAGTTTTTTTAGTAGACATGTTATATACTTAAAAAACTTTTTTCCAAATTAAACATATATTATACATACATACTTGTAAGAATTTGATTAAATCTATCTTTATCTAAAGTCGCTTTTTGTGCGTTTTTCAAATATGTGTCTAGTCCTTGTTCTAAGTCTGCCATCACGAGTTTTTTCTTACATGCTATGTCCTGTCCAAATATTCGCTTACTATGTGCTATTTTTGTTTTTGAAAAAAGCGTTTCAATGTCTCTTCCGTAGAACACAAACTTATCTTTATTTTTCTCAAACCACCCAACACTTATGTTAGTATCTTGAATAGTCCATCCTCCATCGTTTACCTTTTTAACAAAAATCTTGTATAAATCTTCGCCAGTATAATCATCTGTTTTGAATCGCCATGAGAACCTTGACTGAAGTCCTTGATTATATCCAAAAAAACATGTATTTAATTCTGTTTCATAACCGGCAATAATAACCATTAAATCGTTCTTATAAAAGCTGAGAGCTTCACACAAAGTGTCGATACATTCTTTTGAAAAGCTGTCGCGTTTTTCTTCGTTGCCTAACGCATATGCTTCATCAATAAAAAGAACACCTCCTAAGCTTTCGTGAATTACATTCAATGTTTTTGCCGCAGTTTGTCCTAAATAGCCGGAAACAAGATCGGCTCTGGTGACCTTTTTAAAGATGTTCTTTTTAAGTATGCCTAGTTTGGCGAAAATGTTGCCAATAATTCTGGCAACTTCTGTTTTACCGGTACCAGGACTGCCGTAGATAACGGTATGCATAAAATCATTAGAGCCTTCTAAGTGAAGTTTTTGAAGAAAAAACAAAATTTGGTCGACAATGTTTTCTTTTAATGTTTTCATTCCAATCATATTGTTTAGTTCAATTAAGTCGTGTTTAATTCTGTGAAGTGCGTGAATGTCAATATTATATTCGTATTTAGGATTGTTGGAATACTTGGTTGTTAGTTCAATAAGATCGGAAAGATTGCGAACAGAGGTGGAAATATGTATGAATTCTTTTGTTATTTTAGGAGATTTAAATTCTTCATATATATTTGGGTCGTCTTCGATTTCTATCCGCAATGTAGGCTTGTTATATTTAGCAAACTTTTGGCTCTCTTCTTTCATTTTATTTTTCAAGTTTGTTTCACGTTGCTGCTTGTCTAGTTCAATAAGCAGCTCATTATATTTGTTAATATCAGCAAATGATCTAAATGGTCGTTGTCCTTTGGTAGCCATAGTATAAAATACTAACAAATCATTTATGTTGTTTTTACTACATTTTTATTAATAGGAACTTCTTTAGCGATTCTAGATATTATTTTATTTATGTTAGTTTGTTGTTCTAGTTCAGTGCCACCAGACATTGAGTTTGATACTATCCTTAAATATTTATCGTTATTCTTGGAAGTAGATTCCCTGCAGTCTGGGTTTTGCTTTACCCATTCTGTAATATTGCGTATATTTTTATTAGCAATTTGTTTTATTATATTTGCCATTTTGCCATTTGGTTTTTCATCTTTGATCCATTCATTGTTATCCTTTATGTATAATATTTCTCTCTTTTGATCTGAACAATGTATAGGTCTTTGTCTTGAATCTAGTTCTTCTAAGTTGCCAATAACTACATTCGATATGCCTTCTACAAAGCCTTTTTCACCAACTTGTTCAAGGTCAGACATTCGAAGTTTGATAGAATCTACAAATTCGGATATATTCATTGCGTCTTTGCATGTCTCATTCAAGAAAAAGTGTAGATTAAAATTATTGGTATGTGACGTGACCATATTATGTTGTACATTGTTAGCTTGAGCTGTCTTACAAATGTCAATGATTTTATCTGTAAGTTCCTTGTTGTGTCCCATTATATCCGTGTTTTGTTGTACAATTGTTTTTACTAGCTCGGATAAGCATCTCATTTCTTCGGAACTGGTTGGTTCGGAACTTTTTGGGGATAAAAAGTTCGAGCAGTTTTTTCGATGTCGCCATAAACTCTGACGATATTTGTATTGCGCACCGCATTCGCAAAAATAGTTATCTAGTGGAACTTTTTTGTCAGTCGTTGTCGCATTTGTGTGTTTATCGGTTAAAATATGTCTATCCCATTGACTTTTTCGTGACGTTATATAGTCACAACATTCGCAATGGAACTTTTTGGAACTTTTTTTGTCGCACATTGTCGCTTAAAATGGTTACATAAAAAGTTCCTAAATCCTTTTCCGAAAAATGTAAAAAAAATTATCGTAACACATTTTTCGGCCCAAAAATGTAAATGAGAGCATTATGCTGTGAATCCAAAAAAACACAAAAAAAGGGAGATAGGCCTGGCCTATTTTGCAAAATGGACATTTTAAAAATGTCCAAAATCGATCCTGGGGGGTACTTTTATTTTGATTTTTTTT